CCCTTGTTAGGGGGTGATACTGATTGTTCACTTGCCCTCCAAACCTTTGGTCGGGAGGATGGGTGCTCAGTCACGGCGTAAGCCGTACCCAGACATTCGATATGGGGGTGTACCCTATTGCTCTCACGAGTAATAGGATTGATACCTCCGTGGTCACGAAACTGGGACCTAACACGGTGACACATACACCGATATCAAAGTCGCTTGTAGAGTACTATGGGCGTTACCTAAAACGACAAAATATAATGACCACACATCAAAAGCAACTATATGTTATGCTAATGAAGTGGATTCACTATATTTGGTTTCAGAACGTCGATATCGATTTATCCAAAAGATGGATTGATATCGTTGGAAATTGGGTTGAAAAGAATGGAACATTATGGACCATCGCACATATAAAGATGATTCGTAATGTCTTCACTCGATTCATTTGTGGTCAACCTTGTAAACGGGTCGACATGATACTAGGAATAGATAAGGATGGGTTCCCTAAGGTGTTAAAACCTTATAAGGAACTAATCAACTCCCAGGTCGGGAGAAGATACATTCTTACTCTACTTAGTATAAGTCGATGCCTACCTGGTACCAAGAAGCCTGATTACAGCACTATAACTAAGCCGTCTGCTGCCACTGATGATATTCTTAAGGAATTAATAGACTACATTCCAGTATTTATGGAACGCTACTCTATTAAGCCTTTTGGTACCATTAGATGGACACAAGATGATCTTCATTATAGCGTGAAGTCAGGGCCTCTTGGCCCAAGTACGCTAACAGCCCAGGCTGATATGTATAAAGCTAAGTCACTCCTTCCGGCATGGAAGAAGATGGCAATGTTTGTACCTATCATCCTAGAAAAGCTCATGGATGCAATTCCTGAGAATTCGGCCTTAAAATTCACATCTTTAATTCTAGGCAAAGAAGAACCAGTTAACAAACCTGGTTTTGTCAATGTCACAAGAATTAGGGAGAAGGAATTGAAAGACGTGACTCGTAGACTTAGCATAGTTGATGACCCCGAAGCGAAAGCTCGGATAGTCGCTATCTTTGACTACTGGTCACAGTCGATTCTTAGAAAGTTACATCTAAGACTTTTCGAGCTATTAGAGACATTTAAGCAAGATCGGACCTTTACCCAGGATCCCTACATTCCTAGACGCTTAGGTCACAAGTACCATTCTCTTGATCTTTCAGCAGCCACAGACCGGTTTCCGCTTAAACTCCAAAAAGAGCTTATTGCGAAATTGGTAAGTGGACTTTATGCTGAAGGATGGGAGGAGGTGCTTGTGGGCACACCTTTTGTAACTCCCGAGGGTGATTCCGTTGTATATAATGCGGGTCAACCTATGGGGGCTTATAGTAGTTGGGCAACCTTTGCTGTCGCTCACCACATGGTTATTGATTATGCCGCCTTTAAGGAAGGCCTTGATCCTCAATCAGATTTTTATATTCTGTTGGGGGATGACGTAGTCATTAATCATGATGGTGTTGCTGACAGATATCGGAATATCATGTCATCCCTTGGTGTGAACATATC